TTCATCTCCTATTTTGGAAAAAATTTCCAAATTGACAGTTCAATTATACCTTATCTATTTCGATTATTTCTACTTCTAAGCAGCCCGGAGCCAGCACTTCTCCCCGAATCACATGGAGGTCATCTATCTGGTTGTCATCCCCATATATTCCAGCATGTCCCATGGCATCCAGTGCCGCCTTGTTGATGTTGTCTATGTCCCTACGCCTGCGATCGGGCATGGTAGCCGTGATGATTACTTTAAGCCTTCCAAGTAGGGGTCGAGGATCATCATCACAATCAGCAAAACAGTCAGCAACGGCAACATCCACAGCATGACGGTACTCCCTTCCCCTCTTGGATATTATCACCCTCCCCCTACCAATGCTACGCCAGTAATTATTCACGCTTGGAGGATAGGGTATTATGATGTCCATTTTTTCGGATGTCCCAGAGTTTGTAGTTGGGAAACATAAATTTCTATTTCATCCTGGGTAACCCGGTTGGGTGCTTGAAGCTCGGGGTCTCGGATGCGCAACCATTGCTCTCGGTTGAAATTCATCGGGTCGTACAACTGTTTATAAGCAAGTTGCTCTGCGTGTGGCATATTTGCTAGGTCATCCATGTGGCATTTCTTACAGGCCCTAAAATAATTTGATAGCGATGCCCACTTCCCCTGGAATCCATGACTCTTGCGTTCCATTTCGTGAGTCTCAAGTGGGAAACCACAGTAGCTCTGTCGCTTACAGACCCAGCAATTCATCTGGTCTTCCGCCCACTCTTTTCTCTCCTTCAAGGCTGCGGTTAGATTCGTCATCAGCCATCTCCTTCATCTTTTTCTCGGTATAGACAATGAGCGTATCATCATCAAAGCCATTCTCGAACATGACGTAATAGATACTGCCTTCATCTGTTACCATTTTTTTCAACATCATAGGGCAGCCATATCCTTTCTCTTCTTAACCTCTCTTGTAATGGCAGAACGCAACCAGTTATGGGCGATAAAAGGTTTACCAGATAAGCACCCATTGAGATACCATGTGGGTACATCTTCTACTAGCATACCTCTATACCTGCCAAACAGCATGCGTGCCCCCCTCCGTTTTGTCCTTACCCCAGCTTCTGCAAGCGGAGCATGTGAATCTATTCTTCTTTTAGTGTATTTAGCCCTCGCTTCGATTCTTGCTCGCTCGATACGCTCGGATGTCTCCCGTTCAATTTTAATTTCCTTGGCTGCCTCGAGAAGCGCCTCGTCTATCGGGCCCATCTCGTCGGCCCGTTCTATCTCCTCAATACCTAGCGTGCCCGCCATCACGTCTACGCAGGTAATTATTTTGTGAGCCAGGCTAGCATCAACCAAGTCAATCATCTTGAAATGGGGCTTGGTGCTGGCAGCTATCCTTGCTTTACGTGTATCAGAAGTTGACCCATCGAAGTCCACAACACCGGGAAGAGGTCGTGTTCCTCTGCCAAATATTTGTGTGTACAGGGTGCGGGAACGGGTGGGCTTAGCCATCACAATACACTCGAGGCCGGGGAAATCCCAACCAGTGGTGAGGATACCCACGTTGCATATGTGGGTAAGGCCATGAGAGTCCTCCTGAAAGCTCCTGAGAGCCTCCCTACGGTGTTGTGGTGTACATTTGGATACGTCACTGGCTATCCAATCGGCTTTGATACCGTAGTTGTCAGCCAATCGTTCGGCTACAAGGCGTGCCTCCTGTACGCTTGAACAGTACACCACTGTTTTCTTGTTTGCAGTTTCTCTTGCCGTGATATCAGCTATCTCAAAGATAGTCTCTGAATTTTCAAGTAATTGATTGAGTTGTTTCTGGTTAAAGTCTCTGCCATATGCTGTTCCGGTTGATCCAATACCTGATAAATCAAGTGATTCAAGTTGGACGCAATCAGTCATGGCAGGAACCAGCCACCCATCGGGCACAGCATTGGTGATCCCGTACTGGAACGCACACTTCTCATATATATTTTTCATCGATTGCTTATCATGCCTTCGGGCGGTGGCAGTGACCCCAAGAATCTTGGCGCCCTGATCTCGGTAATGGTTGATAAGTTCTTCCCATGCCTTGGTGATGGAAAGATGTGCTTCATCAACAATAACCAACCCAATATCACGTAGGCGCCGATACCTTTTGGGCATACCAGATATAAGAGTATCCTTGCTGGCAACGATGAAATCGCTGCGGCCCCATGATGTTTCGACTGACCAGTTTTCGGCTTGTTCGATCGCCGGCTCCACTCCAGTCCGAATATATATTTTCTTTGCGGCCTGGCTAATCAGGGTAATGTATGGGGCAATGACCAAGCATCTTCCGTTCTTCCAATCCTTCATTATTTGGGTGAAGATCTCTGTCTTACCCAAGCCAGTAGCAAGTTCAATAAGGAGCGAGCTACTGCCGTTCAGCTCACCAAAATTATCTTGCACCGCTTCCCTGGCGTCGGTTTGGTATGGTCGCTCTACAAAATAGTTTAGAGACCCTTGCTTTCCAGTGCGGCGCGGCTCAGAAATCCCGTCGAATAACATTCCTTGCATTTATCTCCCTCGCATTTCTCGCATTCAGATACCGGTTCACATTGTTTGAATGCGTCCTCGACTTCCTTTAATAGCGTGGTTATTCTTGTTTGTTTCGTGGCAAGATAGTGCCCCACCTCCGGGTTGTCACAAATTATTTTCGTGTCACGCAAGATACGTTGGATATCAAGTATCGCTCTCCGGTAGGGTACGGCAAGCTGGTCGATGTTTGTCCCCAGCACTGCGATCCCTTCGGAAATTATCTTTGCTTGCTCCCCTGGTTCTGCCTTCGCTAGCTCTGCTACTTCATTGCGGCTTACTTTTACTGCACCAGAAAGAACTGCATCTTTGAGATCATTGGGCAGCATATCCACATTGTCAGCGAAGATCTTGTCATTACGAATGGTACGAGTTGATACCCCGGCAGCGTCAGCCAAGATCTGGTCAGCGTTCGCACGCTCCCCCCAAGCCACGCCAGAGGCACGTTTAGCACGCATGTAGGAAAGTTCTTGTGGGGTAAGGTTACGTCGGCCATATTGGTGCCGAATAATCCAAGTCCTAACCTCTTCTCTGGTTTGAGCAGCAAGCACACGGGTCTCATAGGGAAGGTTATGCTGGCAACATATTTTGTAGCGATGATGCCCATCCACAATCTTGCCATCCCATGTCACGATCGGGTCGGAGGCTTTACCTGCGTCCACTATGTTCACCTCAAGCTGATCGTACTCATCCTCTGAAAGGGGGCGTAGCAATCCTTGGAATTCTTTATCGATTAACAGTCGCTCGTTCATGAGTTACTCCTTTCTAGCCCTTGGCAAGGGCGGCTCGCTTGGCATCGAATTGCTTTTTAAGATCACCCTTCTGACCATCTGAGAATCCAGCATGCTCATACTCTGCGATGGCTTTATATATATTATCAAGTGCATCAATGGTGTCGGCTCTCTCGATGCCAGTTGAAGCACGCTGGACAAAGAATTCGTTTTCTTCGCCTCTGCTCTGCACTACAGCATCAGGGTCGTCACCAGTTTCAATCAGGAAGAATTCCCTAAGAGCATACTTCTTAGCTAGGGTCATAGCTTTGCTTGCCCTCTTATCGCCACCATCACTGGCTTCCGCAAATACCTCAACGAATGCTATCTCGCCCGAGTCTACATGATGAAAAGCAAAGACTCTTGTACCAAGGAATAGGGAAACCCTACTGCCCCTGCTGGTGGTATATTCCTCAGTCGATACGTGCTTGCAAGTGGTAGGGTACATGACTATACCATGCTCCACCATGACTGGTCTAATCTGTGCGATCAGCTCAGATTCACCTGCATAGGTATAGCTGAACTTCCCATCACCTACCTTGCCTTTCTTCTGAACGTAGGCTACCTCTTTCATTACTGCCAGTTGTGCTGCTACTAAGCTAGTGTGTTTAGTCATTAGTAATCATGTCCTCTAAATCAACGGTTACTCCCCATCCATCTGTATGCCAGTCACCCATGTCGTGACACCAGCGGATACGATCCAATGTCTGGTGGTTAATCATGCGTGCCTGACCAATCAGGTGTTTGGGAATCTCAAGTACAAGTGACTCATACGGAGCAAAGTTCCGCACAGCCACAAACAAAAATCTCTCTGCATGGAAGACATCACAATAGTGTGCTGCCTGGAAGTGATACCCAAATTTATAAAAGGCATCCCGTGCAAACTCCTTTCCCAAATGCTGGCGTGTCGTCTTGAAATCAATGATCACACCTTGATCTGAAAAATCTGCATCGCACATAGCTTTGCAATCCACACCAGCTATGTTCTCAAGGGCAATGACCTCACTGCGCTTGGGTTCCAATTGGGAAGCGAATATTGCTGCGGCTGGATTATCAAAGATTGATTCTCGCATCCGGAGAAGCTGGTCGATCTCATCCGGTGCCAAAATTATTTTCCCTTTGTGCTCCAGCTCAAATTGTGTCATGTATTCTCGGTGTGCTTTTAGTCGGAGGTTGGTTGGCTTTCCTTCGATGTTGGGTGGTTGGACTGTGATCGAGCTTGAGAAGTCCTCACCATCAGCCATTAGTGCATGAAATGCAGAGCCAAGTTTCATTGCCTTGGTTGCTTCAGGTTCTGGTTGTCCCCTCTTTATATATTTGTGGTAGTACGTCCAGGGCCCCTTGTCTCTGAAATCTTTGAGCATTGAATTGCTGACTTCATCTCGTTCAAAATACTCATCTGCTGTTATATCTAGAACCTCCATGCCTTCTCCTTAGCTCGTCAATAGATTCAAAAAGTGCGGGCAATTCGTTGGTGCTTATTAAATATTCATGGTCAAGAGCACGATCGGCCATGCTATATTTTATAAAATCGAACGGGTCACCAGTGTTCTTCCCGATCTTGTAGATATGATGCTCTACTCCGCTATGAGAGAGACCAAAGAAACGAAAGCAATAGAGTCTCATTTGCCTCGTCGCCTTGCAATCTCCATGGCTAGAGTTTCTTTGATGCTGGCAATAGATTTCTTGCCGCAGCCTGGAACCTTGTCCTCCAAGTCCTCGTCGGTGTAGCCTACTAGATCCCCGATAGTTTGGATGCCAGCCCTCTCAAGAGCATTGATAACTCTATCTTCGAGTGCTGTTTGCGCCAGCGGCATGGTAAACAACGGCCCAGCTGGGACATGTTGCATGCTTAGTTCAGCTTCATCAATTACTCGATGGGCTGAATCAAAATTACCCGCCATCAGCAACGTGAGTACGCGATTCGCGTACATCATTGCTTGAGTGTGGCTCATTGAAAACTCGGTGGACAGTGTGGTTCTCCTCCACATTTATCTCATCCCTGATGATTTTTACATGCTCGGGAGCCTCGATCCCAACACGTACTTGTCCTCCACCAATTCGCTTAATCACAAACTTGATACCACCAGACAAGCTGATTGACTGGCCTGTCTTCCTCGTTAATACTAACATATTATGTAGCCTTTCGTGGTCGCCCTGCGGTTCTTCGTTTCTCTTGGTAACGGTGCAAATCATCTTGGGAAATTAACCACAACCCAGCAGGTAATCGATGCCCATTAAGAAGTTCTTGTCGGAGCAGCTGTCGTACCCTACTAGGTGTGACACCAAGGATCTTTGCGATCTCCTTCGTAGTCATCAAGCCTTCATACATATGGATACCTCAATAGAATTTATTGTACCGTCAACGGAAGCGATGTCAACGATACTATTGGTTAAAATGGAGAGATCAAATGGTTAAATCTAGTCGACGAGATAGGATGAAAGATAAATTGTCTGAAGAATCCCCTGGTGTTGACATCCCTGATCTTAAAGACCTAGAGGTAGGTCACTGGCCCCGCCGTGACGACAAACAAGATCGGAAGTTAGATAAGAAAGATGCCAAGGTAGACCTCATCAACGCTAAGGCAAACAAAGCAATGGCCGTTGCACAGAAGCGCAAGTGGTTGGTAATTCTGATTGGTATTGCTATCGCTGCTTATTATGCTATCAAAAGTGGTGCTGGCAGTGGGCTATTCGACTTATTGAAATCT